GGTTCGGACAGCTCCAACGACAGCACTGACTCTGACAACAGCAACAAGCCATTCGGAAAGTCTGGAGCCTTCAACATGAACGAGGACATCTTCCTCGACGAGCTGAGCAAGGCCATTCGTGACGAGGATGGGCGGGCCGACTTCTCGAAGGCTCTCCAGGCTCGCTTCGAGGCGTACGAGAGCGAGATCTCCAAGGCGCAGGAGCTGGCCGCTTCCGAGCGCGACCTGCGCCTGGAGCGCGAGTTCATCGCCAAGGCCGCCGAGTTCAGCGTTCCCGTCGCAGCCGACGAGCTGGGTCCGGTCCTGAAGCGTGCCGCTGAGTCCCTCTCCTCGGAGGACTTCAGCGTCATCGTCAAGTGCCTGGACGCGGCCACCGAGCTGTCTCAGGACGTCTTCGGTGAGGTCGGCAAGCGCGGCACCGGTGCGAACGTCGACATCTTCGACGCCGTCGAGGCCGAGGCTGGCGAGATCGCCAAGTCCCGCAACATCTCGCGCGAGCAGGCTGCGGCTGAGGTCTTCGCGGCCAACCCGCAGGCGTACGACCAGTACCGCCAGAGCCACCCCGGCTTCCGGTTCTGATCCCCACCAGTAGGAGAGAGAAGCAGAAATGAGCTACCAGGAGACTCTGGTCAGCGTCACGCTTGACGCTGACGCCTCGGTGGGTGTCTACACCGGGGTTCCGGGACTGCCGGGTGGACCGACGAACAACGCGGGTCTTCAGTACCGCTTCGTCAAGGTCACCGGCGAGCACCAGTGCGGCCTGGCGACCGCTGCGACCGATGTGGTCGTGGGCGTTCTCCAGAACAAGCCGCAGGGTGTCGGCCACGCCGCGACGGTTGCCCTCGGGGGCATCACCCACGTCGAGGCTTCCGCTGCCATCGCGGCCGGTGACCAGGTCACCGCCACCGCTGACGGTCGCGCGGTCACCAGCACCACCAACGTCAAGGGCATCGCCCTCCACTCGGCAACGGCAGCGGGTCAGCTTGTGCCCGTCCTGCTCCGCCTCGGCAACTGATCCACGGCGAATCAGGAAAGGGTAAGTAGGTCATGAACCCGACTCAGAGCGACCTGCACGTCAACGTGCCGCTGACCAACATCAGCATCGCGTGGATGCAGAGCGCTGACGCTTACATCGCGGACAAGGTCTTCCCGGCCGTCCCGGTGCAGAAGCAGAGCGATCTGTTCTGGAAGTACAACAAGGCCGAATGGCGTCGTACCGTCGTCGAGCAGCGCGCCCCCAGCACGGAGTCCCCGGGCACCGGCTGGAGCGTCGACACGGACAGCTACTTCGCTCATGTGTACGCCGTCCACAAGGACATCGACGACCAGCTTCGTGCGAACGCGGACAGCAACTTCTCGCTGGACCGCGACGCCACGAACTTCGTCACCAACCAGCTCCTGCTTCGTCGGGACCTGGACTGGGTGAACCGCTACTTCAAGACCTCGGTCTGGGGTACGGACCGTACGGGTGTCGCTTCGGCTCCCACCGGCTCGCAGTTCCTCCAGTGGGACAACGCGGGGTCGACCCCGATCGAGGACGTCACGTCCCAGATCATCGACTTCCGTGAGGAGACCGGCTTCGCGCCGAACATCCTGGTCATCGGCCCGCACGTCCTTCAGGCGCTGCGGAACCACCCCGAGCTGCTCGACCGCATCAAGTACACCGAGCGCGGCATCGTGACCGAGGACCTCATCGCCTCCCTCCTGGGTGTCGAGAAGATCCTCGTCTCGTACGCCACGCAGGCGAACGGTGCGACCTACCAGGACCCGAAGCAGACCGAGGCGAACGCGACCTACTCCTTCATCGGCAACGGCAAGAGCGCCCTGCTCGCCTACGCCCCGAAGGGTCCGTCGCTGATGCAGCCGTCCGCTGGCTACACGTTCACCTGGAACGGCTACGCCGGGGGCAACAACAAGGGCGTGCGGATCAAGAACTTCCGCATGGAGCACATCGCCTCCGACCGCATCGAGGGGGAGATGACCTACGACATGAAGGTCGTCGCCAAGGACCTCGGCGTGTTCTGGAGCAGCGTCGTCGCCTGATCAAGGCGCTGACAGAGGCCCCCTCCTCCGGTGTAATGCACAGGGGGAGGGGGCCTCTCCCATGAAAGGGGATGGAAATGCCACGAGGCGTGTACAAGCGTGAGGGAACTCCGGACGTGACTGCTGAGACTGCGGCTGAGTCCAAGGTGGGCGAGCCGACGCATCGCACCACTCCGGTCCACGTCAAGGACCGTGCCGGTGAGGGCCTGGCCTACATGGCGCTGAAGCCCATGAAGGTGAACGGTCAGCAGGTTCGTCCGGGCGAGATCGTGCCGGACGCGGTGAACTGGCGGAACGTCCACAACTACGTGTCGACGGGTCACCTGGCCGTCGTGAAGCAGGAGAGCTGACGTGAACTACGACTACGAGGCCCTCGCCAAGAAGGCCACCAACGAGCTGAGCAAGGCCGAGGCTGCGGCGCTGGCCTACTTCCGCTCCACCTCCTCCCACCGGGAGAACGCGGCTGAGCAGCCCGCTGAGGAGCCCGCTGAGGCTCCCGCCGCCAAGAAGTAAGACCCGCACTACCCAGCATCCCGATAGACCCTGGAGGGGTTCCCCATGACGTTCTTGTACTCGGGGAACCCCTCCTCGTCTGTGCACGACCAGGTCCGCTTCCTCATCGGGGACACCGACCCGACCCAGGGCAAGCTCCAGGACGAGGAGATCACCTGGCTCCTCGCGGAGTGGGACCAGAACCCGTACCAGGCTGCGGCGGCCTGTGCGGACCACCTGGCGGCGACGGCTGCCTCCTGGTTCACCTACCAGGCGGACGGCACCTCGATCACGCTGTCCGAGGCCCAGCAGAAGTACATGACGATGGCGGACTGGCTGCGGGCACAGGACCGGCGTCGCAACCGCCTGGGTGGCGGTGGCCCCTACGTCGGTGGCACGGACATCGGGGACAAGGCCATGCACGAGGCGGACGCCACCGTGGTCCACACCGACTTCGCGCTCGGGATGCACGACATCCCCGAGGCGGGTCAGCAGAACGGCGGGGCGCAGCGGATCGACCTGCTCGGCGGTGACGGGCCGTGGTGAGCATCCCCGGTATCCCGGTGGAGGCCACCAACTACATCCGGGGCGTGACCAAGGCGGGGATGCGCAGCACCGTCCAGGTCGTCACGCCCGACGTGCCGGTCTATGACGATGTCAGCGGTTACGCCGTGGGGGCGACGAAGGCGGTCGGCTACTCCGGCCCGGCCACCGTGCACGACGCGCAGGGTGGCGGCGAGCAGGACTTCGCGGACGGGATGGTGGAGGTCAACTCCATCCAGATCTCCGTCCCGTTCGACGCCGCCCCGGTGCCCCAGGTGGAGGACCACCTGACCATCACCGCCACCGACGACCCGACGCTGGTCGGGGAGACGCTGCGGATCATCAGCATCACCAACGGCGGGGTGATCCCGGTCGTCCGCACCCTTACCTGCACCTTCGTGCAGGCCAACCCGTTCAACCCGGGGGCATGACGCCCTTCACGGTCGCCAGGGCTCCCATCCCCGTCCTGGCGACCTTGTGGGGTGTCATCTGATGGCAGGCGCGATCGGCTACGTCGACATCACCCAGCTCGCTGCCGACCTCACGGCCACGGCGGGCGGGTCGTTCGAGGCCAACGCCAAGATCCTGGTGGTCAGCGCGATCAACCAGATCCAGACCCTGGCCCAGGCGTACGCGCCGGTCGACTCCGGGGCGCTGAAGGGCTCGATCAACTCGTACACCACCGATGGCGGGATGACCGGCGTGGTGGAGGCGACCGCGAAGTACGCCAGCTACGTCGAGTTCGGTACCGGCGTCCGGGGTGAGTTCCCCGGCAAGGTGACGATCATCCGGCCCCGTACCCCGGGCGGGATGCTGCGCTGGGTGGGCAAGGACGGCAAGGTGCACTTCGCCAAGCAGGTCCGCAACCCCGGCATGGCTCCCCGGCCCTTCCTCCGTCCGGCGATGGAGCGAGTGGTGCCCGCCCTGGCCGAGGGGCTGGCGCACCAGGCCGTCGCCAACATCGTGCACGGCCCCAAGGCCCCCGAGACCCTGACCAACGCTCCTGCAACTGGATGGCACTGATGTCCCGACTGATACAGCGTGCTGAGCTGACCAAGGCGCTCCTGGGGGTCCTGCGGGCCTCCGACCGCCAGGTGGGCGACGCCGAGATGCCCCGTGGTGGCGTGGCGGGCTGGGTGGGCCAGCCCAACGCCGAGGGCACCAACTTCGTCCCCTACTCGGTGCTCACCCCGCTGGCTGCGGGCAGCGGCAACGGTCCGCTGGCCGACCCCGGCGAGGACGTCCTGTTCGGCTACGCGATCACCAGCTACGGGGTGTCCCGGGAGCAGTGCGAGGACCAGGCCGACCTGATGCGTCTCCAGTGCGCCAGCATCCACAAGCTGACCGTCGCCCAGTGGGTCGGTACACCGAACGAGTACGGACGTCGCATCAACACGGTGGTAGTCCAGTCCTACGGGGCCGTTCAGAGGATGGGCGACACGGACCCCAAGTTCTACGGCCAGACCGACACCGTGTCGCTTTGGACTACTGGATAGGAGATCCCTGTGGTTGACATGTACAACCCGGCCCTCGACGCGCACATGACCTGCACGACCTCTGCGGTCCGGGTCTGGCGCAAGTACGGCTGGGTGCCCTACACCGAGTGGTTGGCCTCGCAGCCCACCGCCACGGAGCCCGCCCCCACGGAGCCCGTCGTCACCGACACCACCACGACCGAGACCACCGACCCGACCACTGTCTGACCGTAAGGCTCAGACAGTCGGAATGGTCGGCGTGACCATCCGAATGACAACCTGAACGGCTTAGGAGACACCTGATGTCCCGCATCATCCCGAACGAGGAGACCTTCGTTCAGTTTGCGACCACCATCGCAGACGTCAAGGCTCCGACCAAGACCGAGCTGGCGGCGGCTGTCAACCTGACGCCGTTCGTCATCTCCGTCAACGCTTCGACCCGTGGCAACGTCGTGCAGACGCCGTCCTTCGACACCAAGTTCGAGACGAGCATCGCTGGCACCATCACGAGCACCTTCGAGATGGACCTGTACCGCGACGACGAGAGCGACGACGCCTGGGACACGCTGCCGCGTGAGACCAAGGGCTACATCGTGATCAGCCGCTTCGGTGGTACCGGTGGCCCCACCACCACGCCCCCGACCCCGCTGCACTCGCCCAACACGGGCGACGTCGTGGAGGTCTGGCCGGTGTTCGTCGTCTCGCGTTCCGCGACGAACCTGACCAGCAACACGGCGCAGACCTTCCAGGTCCAGTGCTCGGTGTTCGAGGTGCCCGCCGAGGACGCGGTCGTCGCCTGATCCACCCCCTGACCAGCCCCGTCCCTGCTGACTACCACGCAGCAGGGGCGGGGCTGTTCCACGTTCAGGACAAGCTCGCAGAACACTGCTCAGATGAAGGAGGCCGGGGATGGCCAGGAAGAACCACCACTTGGAGGCACTGAAAATGGCTGACGCCCAGCGCAAGCGCGCTTCTCTCGCTCGACTCCAGTCGAAGAAGGCGCGTGAGAAGACCGTCGAACTCGAACTGCCCACCGAGACCGGTGAGGGTACCGAGAAGGTCGAGGTCTTGTTCCGCTCGATCGGCGCGACCGAGTACGACAAGCTCGTCACCAAGTTCCCGCCCACCTCTGCGCAGCGCAAGGAGGGTGCGGCCTACAACATCGACCTGTTCGCTCCGGCTCTCCTGGCTGCCGTCTGTGTCGACCCGCAGATGACCGACGAGGAAGCGCGCGAGCTGTGGAACAGCGAGCAGTGGAACCGTGGCGAGCTGCTCGTGCTGTTCCGTGAGGCCATCGACATCTGCATCACCGGTGTGTCGATGGACCCTACCGGGAGCGTCTTCGGGTAGACCCCAACTTCTACCTCGAACTGGCGCTCTGCAAGGAGTACAAGATCCGCCACTCCGTCTGGTTGACGGAATGGGACCCCGAGGATCGTGCGAAGGCGTTGGCTCTCTTTGTCGAGGAGAGCCAACGCTGCCAGATGTGCGGGACGGCGGAATGGGAGTGGGAGGAGAACCCCCACGCCTACGAGCCGATCGGCAAGATGTGCCACGGGTGCTACCTGAAAGACACGGTCCAGGAAGACAGCAAGAATCTCCCTGGAACAACGATCGTCTTGGAAGCATCCGCTGCTATCACCCCGGAGATGCGTGAGCATCGGATGAAGTGGCAGCGGAAGCTCTCTAAGGATGAGCACTCGCGGAGGTAGCAGATGACGATGCCAGGTGGCGGCGGAGACCGTCAGGCGAACGTCACTGTTACCGCGAACGTCGACCCGTACGTCAAGAGTGTCAACGCGGCCAACGCCGCCACTCTGAAGTTCGCGGACGCCCTTCAGAAGGTCGACCAGCAGGTCCTGAAGATCGCCAAGATCGCCGGTGCAGGCGCGATGGCGGCAGGTGGGGCTGGCCTTCTGAAGGCGTTCGGGGACGTCAAGACCGCCGCCGCTCTGGAGGAGTCCTTCAAGAGCCTGGCGGCGCAGTCCACGGTCACCGGCACCAACGTCGGCAAGGTGACCACCGAGGTCATCAAGCTCGGTACCCAGATCCCGATCGCCACCCAGAGCCTGGCGGCGATGTCCACCCAGATCGCCGCGCTGGGTGTGCAGGGCGTCAACAACCTGAAGAACATCACCAAGCAGGCCGAGCAGCTCGCGGCGGCGACCAACACCGCGCCCGGTCAGCTCATGACCGGCCTGCTCCAGCTCAACCAGTCGCTCGGTGGCTCGCTGGAGGACCTGGGCCGGTACGGCTCGGCGCTGACCACCCTCCAGGCGAAGATGGGTGTCGCCTCCACCGACGTCCTCGGCTTCATGAAGGGCATCGAGGCGGTCGGGGCCAAGGCGGGCGTCACCGAGGCCCAGATGATGGGCATGTCCGCCGCCTTCGTGAAGGTGGGCGCGGACGGCTTCGCCGGTGCCCAGGCGTTCAACTCGATCGTCAACGACATGGCCGACGCCGTGTCCCGGAACAGTCCTCGGCTGATGCAGTACGCCAACCTGCTCGGGATGACCGGGGACCAGTTCAAGTCCCTGGTCTCCAGCGGCAACTCTGCCCAGGCGTTCATCGACTTCATCAACGCGGTCTCCAACTCCGGTGCCCGTGCCTCCCAGGTGCTGGAGGAGTTCGGCCTCGACGGCGTCCGGACCCAGCGGGTGTTCGCCGCCCTGACCTCGGGCCAGGCCAACCTCGCCGGGGCGATCTCCGAGACCAACGCGGCGTTCCGTGAGAACTCCTCGATGGCGGATGCCTCGGCAGCGGCATGGGAGGGCTTCGACAGCCAGCTCCAGCGCATCCAGAACGCCGCCACCCAGTTGAAGAACGAGCTGGGTGCGCCGCTGCTGGCCCCGCTCACCGCGCTGTCTGCCGGGATCGCGGACGTCAGTGCGTCCTTCGGCAACTTCGTCCGGTTCGTGGACGACGCCCCGTGGCCGATCGGGGACACCCTCACCTCGCTGGTGACCAAGACGCCCGCCCTGCTCCTCCTGGGTGGGGCGTTCCTGACCGTCACCGCCGCGCTGACGAAGTTCACGGGTGCCTGGCGGATGATGACCGGTGCGATCGGCATCAACGCCTTCAGGGGCTTCCTGGACGGTCGCAACGGCAACGCTCCCCGGGACCTGGGCAACACCGGTCGCCTCGGCTCGATGCTCTACCGGCGTACCTACGCGATGGCCGGGGGCACCCCGGAGGTCGGCGGGATCATCGGCAACAACGCCAAGCCCGGTATCGGCTCGATGATCGCGGGCTACCCGCTCATGCGCTTCCGCCAGCAGATGGGTGGCGCACTCGACACGATGTTCCACCCGTTCTCCCCGGAGAAGCGTGACTCGGGCAAGGAGATCATCGGCGGCATCAAGCAGAAGGTCGACCCCTTCTCGATGCAGGGCATGTTCCAGCAGGGCAAGGCGGGGGCGGCTAAGTACCGCGCCAAGTGGATCGACCACCTGAAGGGTCAGGTGGCGAACGAGACCGACGAGGCGGGCAACATCTCGGCGGCGGGCCAGCGCGCCCAGACGATGATGGGCGTCCTGGAGCGTGGCCTCGGCCCGATGGAGGAGTCCAAGGAGTTCCTGGAGCGTCGTCGGTTCAACTACGTCAACACGGCGCGGACCGCTGCGGTCGAGCAGCAGCAGTCGCTCATCGCCAAGATGTCCAACCCCCAGTTGGTCAACGCCATGCGGCAGGCCGAGCTGGGCGAGTACATCCAGAAGAACGGCACCAACGAGGGCTTCGAGGGCACCAAGTGGGAGAACTTCGGCCACCGTTCCCTCATCAAGCGGGCCAACGACAGCAAGCACGGCCTGGCTGCCTACGCCGGGGCCACCGCCGCTGCGACCGCAGGCTCGGAGTTCGACGCCAGCCTCGGTGACGACGAGACGAACAAGCTCGCCAACCCCTTCTCCAAGCTGGCCGACAAGGTCAAGTCCATCACCAAGGAGCTGGCCACCAGCACCGGTGCGGCGATGGAGACGGTGATCAGCGCGGTCACGGCGGCCTACCAGAAGGGCGTCGACCTCATCATCGAGCTGGCCCGGAAGGCCAAGCAGTCGATCGTCGAGATCCAGGCGTACGCGGAGAACCCGGCCGGGAACTTCGACGCCGCGATGTCCAAGATCCACGCGGAGTACCAGGCCGGTAAGGAGGCCATCCTCAACGGCTCGGCAGCCCAGTCGGCTGGTGACGCCGCTGGCGGTGTGACCGAGAAGTTCAAGGAGGTCGCGGACCAGCTCAAAGAGGCGATCGGCGGCGGCGAGGAGTCCTCGGGCGGCAGCAGCTCGGGGCACCACGCTCCCGGCACGATCATCGCGGGTGGGACCCAGCGTGCCGCTGGCGCAGCCCTGCGCGACCCCCGGGAGCTGGGTCGGGGCGCGGCGCTCGGCTTCACCGAGGCGACGGCGGGTGCCCGCGAGGCGGAGCTGCTGGCGCTGGGGGCGGGCGGTGTCGCCTCCACCCGGATCTCCGGTCAGCGTGTCCAGAACCTGGCGGGGTCGGCTACCGGCCGTCTCGGCTCGCGGATCGCTGCGGGTGCTCGGGCCACTGGTTCGGTGGCCCGTTCGGTCGGTGGCGGCATCCTCCAGGCGGGCAAGGCGCTCGGTGGTCTGGCCACCAGCCTGCTGAGCCCGCAGGTGCTGATCGCGGCGACCCTGTTCGGTCCCGCGCTGTACCGGATGGTCGAGGGACTCATCTCCGGCCACCAGAAGCTCACCCAGCAGACCGACATGGCCGGTGCAGCGATCCAGCAGGCGCTGGGTCGTCAGGTGGTCTCCCAGGCCGACATCGTCAAGCAGCAGCAGCAGAAGGCGAACAGCGGCAACGCCCAGAACGCCTTCGGCCAGGTCGAGCAGAAGAACGCCAAGGCGGGGACGTTCCAGGACAACTACAAGGACCAGATCGACGTCCTCCAGCTCCTCGGTGCCGACAAGGGCAAGGGCGGCACCCTGGACAAGGACAAGCTCAGCGACTCCAAGTCCTGGCTCCAGGACTACGTCAACGGCATGATCGCCCAGCAGAACGGCGGCAAGCCGCTGGACGACCAGCAGAAGCAGCAGATCCGGGAGATGCTGCTCGCGTCCACCGGCAGCGCTGCGGTGGCTCGGCAGATCTACTCGGGCATCGACTTCACCGGTGCCACCGGGTCCAGCTTCCTGCCCTCGGT